TTCATATCTCTGTAAACCACCTGTAGTCATAGAGTCTTGTCTTCTTGACTCTAACCATTTAAATGTTCTAAAGCCTGACCACAACATACACTCATAATGTTCTTCTACATCCTCTATAGGTATATTGCAGTTACTATCATGTGCTTCTTCTACTATATTTTGCCATGCTTGATTATCAAGTAATGAACTATATAAATCTTCAGGATGTTGTCTAGAACCAATAACAACAATAGCTGTATGTTCCTCTTTACGTGAACCTAACGTTGTTGTCCACCAATTCTTTGTGTGTTCTCTAGCAGATGGTTGCACAGTAGAACTGTGGTCTTCAATGTCATCTGCAATAATTAAATCACAGTCACGTGATAATATCTTACCACCTCTACCAATACCAACCATAGTAGGAGACTTAATACCTGATACTGTTCTAGTAGCTACAGTAAAACCTGTTTGAGACCATGACTTACCTGTACGTGTAGCAGGTTTAAAAGTACCACCCGGTCCACAAAAATCTTCTACTAATTTTTCATTTGTTTCTAATTGGTCAAGTACAGATGCTACAGAGTTCTTAGCAATATCTTCGTTACCACCTACCCACATAATACGTATGTTAGGGTTTTTACATATTTCCCAAATACAAAAATGTATTAGTAGTTCTGTCTTGCCATGTCTTGGAGGACTTAAGATTTGTAACTGACCTCCTTCTTTGATAGCCTTAAGTATGTTTTTAATCCAATTTGTATGGAAAGGTGCTGTTTGAAATGGCACGCCTTTCTCTGTTAAAAAATAACGTTTACGAAACTTGGAAAAAGATTTTAATGATTTGGTTGCTTCTTCAGGGACTACCCAACCTTCCTGTTCTATCGCAACAGCCATATCTTCCTTATACGCAGCAAACATACGAGACACGTGTGCCACAGTACAATTCATATCTTCTGCCACTTCTGCCTGAGTTATACGCTCCTCTGCCATATCACGAGCATAATTCAATTCAATAAATTTTTTATATAAAGGACCACGCCTTGCTGATGTCCTGCCTTCTTTGTCTTTAGATAAGGTAGGTGATTTATTTATATCTTTCTTTTCTATAATATATTCTTTGCCATCTTCTTTAGCACGTTGTACTCTTTTATCCCTATTCCATTTGCATTGCTTAGAACAATATTTTCTTTGTCCTTTAGGTAATGTATTATTACAATCGGGAAGCTCACATACTATATTTGGCATATTTAATATAAACTATACAACATCTTGTGTTTTTATGCTATTATATAAGTAGGAAAACTCGAATATAATTTATTCATTTGTTATCCTCCTTTCGGCATAAGGGACACGCAAGTGTCCTTTATGTTTTTCAGGAGAAAAAAAAATTTTTTTATAATACTTTAATTTATGTTTTATGCTACTGTTAATTCACAAACACTAATTATCTAGTAAAAGGAACAGGTAAAGCAGAGACCGGGACTCTAAAAGCTGAGGACACGTGGCAGTGTAAACTAGAAAGGCAAACTCAGTACCCAAGACCTTCTAACAATAATTAATCAGAGCACACCCCCTAACAATGCCCGCTCACGCCAACCCGCAATAAACAGGAAAGTAGGACTAGGACTATACTGTAGTTCCTTTTACTGATACTCTCTATCTCTACTTTGTAGTCCTAGTCGTTCCTTCCTTTATAAAAAAGATTTACCAATAATAACTAGAGGTATAACGTTACACAAGAAGTACCACCCCACATTAAACCCCTAGTTTACCTGCCCGTGATATACGTGCGGTGAAAGGTTTGCAGTATTCACACCTAGATTATATTTACACTATTCCTACTCTGTGTTGTGTTGCTATGTGTCTGTGTGTCTCTCTCTGTTCTATCCCCCCCCTATGTTGATATGTTATGTCTTGTTTTGTATTGTGTTTGTGTTCCCTTGTCATGTATCGTTGCAAAGACATATGCTTGATTAATCTTATAGTGTTCTTTTCAACTTCGTTGATGAGATATATAGATGCGTGAAAGATAGCATAATTTCTAACAAGTAAAGTTCCATGGGTTCCCCCCTAAAGGCACCCCCCATCTCACTTGACTTCCCCATAAATCACGCTTTGATACGCATTGTTATAGATAGTTAGTAAGTAGCTATCGTGTTTAGGAGATAATAATGAGTAAAGATAAACCAATCAAAGAAGGTAAAGGTAAAAGAAGTTCAGACTATGGTGCATTTAAATCAGCACAGCAAATAGTAGGTACTAACTTATACGTATTCTTTCT